GGAGTTTAGTCGGAGGAAAGTCGCCTCCCCTCACCCGAAAACCCGCTGCCTCCGAAGAAGCAGCGGGTGGTTCGACTAAAAACCGATGTCATGAAAACACCATGGGGGGATACTGGAGAGTTTTTAGCGGGTGGCAAGGACAAATTTCATTTTGCTGCCGGGTGTCGTTCCAAGTTTATGGTTCGTGCCTCGCCTTTGAGGTCGCTAATGGGTGATTATTGCTCGTCGATTGCTTCCCGGACCACAAACGCACTACGTCGAACACTATCAAGCTGGCAAAGCATCTTGCGCAGATAGTGCCGCGCCTTTGCCCCATGATCATTGTCCTTGGGGTAGTAGTTCCGCCCGTGGATCTCCGGGGCGGCATCGATAGCGTCCTGAATTGCCCTCTCAAAGCGTTCCCACATCGTTTCCAAGGTTTCCTTGGAATCCCCGTTCATGTGGACAAGGGGAGTGATCGTTTCAATTTGTTTTTCTGTCAGGTATTTTTCCATAATGTTGGTGCCGGGTTGTCGGCACCGGGAAAGCCCGTGCCCCTCTCGGGGTCACAGGCTGCGGGGCGGATCCGGGGGTGGCCGGGTGTCGTTCCAAGTTTGTTACTGGTGCCTCGCTTTTGAGGTCGCTAGTGGGGCTATTGCTTGTGGTGGCACCACCTCACAACGTAGCTCGGACCCGTAACGGTTCCTCTTGTCCGGCAGCATGCGTGGGGCAAAGTGGTTTGGTCCAAGTTTCTCGACTCCGGTTTCCCGTTGGGTGAGGTTGGCCCATTCAATGGCTTTCTGTTTTGCTTCATGGTAATTCATTGCACCCGGAAAGCCCGTGCCCCTCTCGAGGTCACAGGCTGCGGGGCCGGGTGTCGTTCCGAGTTTATGGCTCGTGCCTCGCTTTTGAGGTCGCCAGAGGCCACTGGTTGCGCCTCCGGGCCTTCTCTTTCCGTTCCGCATACTCGGCAAAATCTCCCATTGGATCGATAGCTTGAAACGCTTCCCAACTGATCCCGGCCCCGTGATGAAGCCAGTGGTTGACTGCTCCAGCGTCGTTGCCATCCTGGCGCAAGCGGGACACCCGGATCGTGAATTGCTGTCTGCGGGTGTTCATCACATCAAAAGGCTAAGGATTGCGAGCACGACGAGCAGGGAAAGGAAAGCGGCGAGGATGACCACAACGAGAGTGGAGAAGAACTCATCTTGTTTCGCTTTGCGTTGTCTGCGCTTGTAGTGGCGGCGTGCATCTTGGAACGCTTGTCGCTCGTGATGGGAGATTGATAGCTTGGGCAATTCTTGGTTTTTCATAATTTCTTGGTTTTTGGTCGTTAGTGTGTGTCGAATACAATCTCACACTCGGCAGCGTTTTTTGGGACAAGGGAATTTCTGAGCCGAACAAAATCACTCGGGAGATATTCGCTCCCGTCAATGATTGCCGTCCCATTTTCCTCGTCGTCTGGCCAATAGACTGCAATGCCGGATTTCTCGAGTGTTCCGTGTTTGTATCGTGCTGCGTTTTTTGCAAGTAGTGTTCTTTTCATAGTCTGTAAATGCCGGGTTGTCGGCACCCGGAAACCCCTTCCAGCTTCCCGGCTGGCAAGGGGTGTTTCGTGGGGTTGGTGCCGGGTTTAAGCCTCCCATATTCCGGCGAGGGAAAGCCGCCCGTAATGCGTGCCAATCTGCACCCGGACGGTTTTCCCGCGATAGCTTTCGATGGAGTAGCCATGCGATGAGTCTGGCACGGTAACGATCTTATATCCGTCGACGGTAAAGCTAAAACGGGGATTCCCGTATACGCTTGATTTCATGCGCTCGAGGTTCTCGAGTTTTCCGGTGTGCTCTGTGATGTTTTTCATGTTCTTAGTTTTTAGTCTGGTTTGTGGAGTGATTAACTCCCCGCCGCCTCCCCGCCCGTTAAGGATGAGAGGCGGACGGGAATTAACCTAGTGCTGCGGGTAGAGAATCGTTTTGATTCCGGGCTGTGCACACAAGGTGCATTGCCCACATTTGATTGGCCGTGGCCGCCTGTTAATGGTGCTGGCAATGGCGGGACAAACCCTAGCGTCCGGGAGTGTCCTTGCCAGGTCGGTGGCATTCTCCAGGCGTTCCCGCTTGGTAGCACCTTTGAAGACAATGCGCGATGATGGGCCGGAAGCTTCCCGCATACGCTTGTCAGACTGGCAGGATTCCCGCACGACAAGGTCAAGCTCAAACGCCACGGCGATGGCGCGAAACCGCTCCGCCTTCTCTCTCGTTTCAACTGGGAAATGCACTGGGGTGTCTGCCGGGAAGCTCCGAACCATGTCGGCAAATGCTTCCATTTCGTGCCCGGTCAATCTCCGGTTTGGCACGCTCCCAAAGGTGGAAAATCGAATCCAAGGGATTGTTTCACCCTTAGAGACAAGCTTTTCAATCTTGGCTTGATATGCTGCACACAAGGCGGCAAAGCCAAGTTCCCGCTTCCGTTGCCCGGACACTTGGATGCTCAGCTTCATGCGCTCAGTGTGCACGGCGTAACAAACGCCCTTTTTGAGGGCTTCGCATTTTGTCGAGCAGTTCGCACCACCGGACTCTGAAAAATTCAGGGCGATGGCCTTGGGAACTGCTTTCGAGAAGCTCCCAAGTGATGGTTTCCAAGGTGTTGCTTTTTTGGTCGTTGTCATGGTTTTTAGTCCTGTTCGTTGAAGAGTTCGATGAGTTTAGCTTGTACCGCTTCGCGCCCGTAGGTTTTCCACAAGTGTGCAAGGTGAACATGCCCGTCATTGATAACACGTTCTACCTTTAAATAATTGATATATTCAAGGCAGTCAGTGATCAGGGTGTTTTCTGTCTTGGTTGACTGCGATTCAATGTTTTTCATAGTTTTGTTGGTTTTTAGTCTTGTTTGTGGGGTGGTTCACTCCCTGCCATCCCCCCGCCGGAGTTGAGGGATGGACGGGAATTAACCTTCGATGCGGTCTTTTACCCACGTCGGAGTTATGAAAAACCGCCAAACCGCATCCGTGTTTTCATAGGCGAGGAAACCGCCATCCCTTTCAGGCCGGAGGCAGAAATCATTTTCTGGTTGTGCCATCTTGGAAAACTCCCGCGCTTCGTCCTCGGTGGTGTCAAGGACAGTGGCCAAGTCAGTGAGGCAAAATTGCATTTCAATTTCACCGACTGCATAAGAGTCGACGATGAATTTTTCTTTGGTGGTTCCATCGCTGAAAATGTGGCTGGGTTCATATTCACACCAGTCCAACAAATCGTCTTCTATTGATTCGATGAACTCTTTCGAGTTGGGGAGTTCGTTTTCCGCAAGCCACTCTTTCAGGCGGTCCGGTCCGTTAGAATAGGACCATCCGCCCTCCCGAATTAGGTGAGAATAATTTGCTCCGCTGTCGTCATGCTCTGTCTCATATTCAACTTGTACATCAATGGCGGTTTGGAGTAGTTCCGTAAGCTCTTCGTATCGTTCTGCTTTCATGTCGTTTTTTAGTCGTTGTTGGAGTGATTCACTCCTTGCCATCCCCCCGCTCGAAAGTTGAGGGATGGACAGGAATTAACTCTCAAACTCCCAGCCATTGTAGAAGCCGTCCGGCCCAACCAGGCGAGTCTTTCTGACAAGGACACCGTGCGGTGTCTGATAACGGTGCTCCGTCCATAATGGTCCGGGGTGGTGCTGGTTGCCACAGTCAGGACCAATTTCCCGGGAAAGCAGCTTGATGACCGCCCCGTCCAGTGAGTAGACGGTGGTGTTCATGACTGTGATTTCCCCGGTCAGTGTGTGGGAAACGCCGTTTTTAGTTAATTGGATTGTCTTCATAGTCTGGTTTTTAGTCGTTGTTGGAGTGATTCACTCCCTGCCGCCTCCCCGCCATGAGGTTGAGAGGCGGACGGGAATTAACTACCATTCGCCATAAAGGTTTCCACTGTCTAGGATCCAACATACAAGATGGAACTTGTCAGTCCGCAAGCTCCCGTAGGGGAAACCGTCTTCTGTGAATGATTCGTAGGTGGTGGATTGATCGATAGGGAATCCGATTGTTGTAGCGTAATCGCGGACTTGCTTTTCTGTGGGGTGTTTTGTCATGGTTTTTAGTCGTTTGGTTTTGTGCTCATTTGCGAGCGCAAACGAGTTCTAACCCTATTAACGTAGACTGGCAAGTATGTTTTTCACTTTTGTGCGATTATTTTAACGCGAAACTAGAAACAGTCTTCGATTGTGACCGTTGGGGCCTTTAACGTGTCCATGAGGGCTTTGACTCTTTCTTTAGACGGTCGGTTGCCAGTGTCTTCATATAGTTGGTAAGCAATTGCAGCCTCTGCGCGGGTTTCATAGGCCCCGAGGTTGGTGACCTTGCCACCTATGGACCTTCGTGCTCTCCAGCGTGTGTGGTCGCCAATGCGGTAAGTTCCTCTTGTTGCGTCCGGGTTGTATTCACCCTGCACTCTCCCACAAGGATGGACTCTCCGTTGCTTTTTCGGGGCGGGTGGAAGGTTCTTGTGCAAAACATGCTCATTTAGTTTCTGTGAATCCAGAATGAGTTTGTAATATCGGGGGCGAGTTTTAGGGCCAACCCGGTGGATTGACAAGTAGGGGTGGTCCGCCAATTGTGGGCGATCAGGCCAGAGGTAGGCAATGGTGTTCAACAAGGTTTTCTTACTATGTGCTCTCAATAATGTGTTTTTTTGCATTGTTTTTTGAGTTGTTTTGATTGCGCCATGCAGCGGCATGACTTGCGGGGAAGTTGTGTCTGAACAGGGATTTTGTCAACTTTATAAAGGCATTTTCCTTTGTTTTTTCATTGGTGGTGATATCCGATTTGACGTAAGTCTTTATCGGCCGGAGGTTTACAGTGTTATTGAGCTAGTGGTGCAGACATTACTAGGGCAAATGCTATGCCCCCCGCCTAAGTGGTTGATTTTCAATGGTGTTGCGGGATTTGGGTGATTTGCGGCAGAGTTCTCAGACTCCCCCTTATATAGGATAATACAAACTACTATTTAATTTCTATTTCCTCACGTATATTAACCTGTAATTATTTACCCTATTTGCCCGTAGGGGCGTAACTCACTGATAATCAATGGAAATTTTGGGGGGCAATAACCCGGGCGATAGAAAGTTAATCACCCGTGGCTATCATCCACCGGCAATGCTGGCATGGCACATGAGCGGCACATGAGCGGCACATGAGCGGCACATAGGCCCGGCATGGCTGTAATGGCGCTGTAATGGCTTTGCTGGTGCAGGTGGCGCAACCACCCTTGGCTACCACCGTGACCGGCATGACGCAACAGGGGCGGTTTTACTCCCCCAAATATTGTCACTTGATTACACGCGCGAAACAACGTATCACGATACGACGATGCGTAAGATTATTCCTACAAAATCACAGCTAACAATTCTCTCCGACATGGCCGCAAAAGGTGCAAAGCGGGTGGACATTGCCAAGGCAATGGGTATCACCTCCCGCACCCTGGCCCGGCTCATCATCGGCGATGAGTTCCCGGAGGTGAAACAACGGTATTTAGAGGCCAAGCAGGTTTACGCAAATGACCTCGCAGAAGACGTTATCCGGCAAGCGAGTGCCCCCCTGCACGACGACCCAAAACTGGCCAATGCAGAGATCCAGCGACGACGACTAATCGTTGATACGAGCAAATGGGTGGCAAGTAAGCTCTTGCCCAAGGTCTATGGCGATAACTTGAAGATCAATCATGAGCATAGCGGCGAGGTAAAACTCTCACCATTGGCACAGCTGCGGCAGTTGGAGCGGCGCGGCCCGGTAGTGGATGTCTCGACGGTGGACAAGCTGCCAGGGGCGGCACCGGACACCCCGGCACCGCACACCCTGGCAGCACCGGCCACACCGGACGCACCGGACGCACCGGCCACACCGGACGCACCGGACGCACCGGACGCACCGGACGCACCGGCCGCACCGGCCGCACCGGCCACACCGGACGCACCGGACGCACCGGCCGCACCGGCCACACCGGACGCACCGGCCGCACCGGCCACACCGGACGCACCGGACGCACCGGCCATTTCAGAGGACGACTGTTTTTGACGAATCTTGATTCATGCATTTCGATTCGTGGATCTCATCAGAAATCCCTTGTGGTGACTTGAAAAGACGGGGGTGGGGGCTGACAGTGCTACTCCGATCCAGTGGTAATAATAGGACCGTCAGCCTCCCCCAAACAAAGAAACGTAGCCCCAAAAACAAGCATGAAATTCATCAGAAAATTCCAGCATGAAACGGCGAAACCCTTATCCGAAAACCACCCCGCCCGTTTTTGATGGACGAATCCCCAAAAATCTGAAAATGTAATTTCCACACAACCAAGAAATGGCTGGAACACCCATAAAACGTGCCCGGAGGGAGGCGGAGCAGCAGGAATTGTTGAACAAGCTGAAAGACCCCTTCTGGCGATTGCAGAATCTTTATCACATCAAGTCCGA